AAGTGAGCAGTATACGCATGAGCAAGTTCAGATACAGGAGAAACAGACTTATCATAAGTTATGTCCAAATATCCGAAACGAATGAGCCTCTCGGGTGCAAAAAACGCTGCTGAAAATAAGTAAGCACTGCTATGTGGAGATTCGCAAACAAGATTCGGGAATCTCGGGAATACGGTATGTTTATACGTCCGTGAAGGGTAGATTTGCTTAGCTTTACCATTAACAGAGATGCTTTCTCCATTAAGGAGGACAGAGGACATTTTGTCAAGCTCGTGTATCGAGGCTTGAGTGGGAAAGACATGATTGTTTCCATATCCTTTAGAGTGGAGGGAACGCGCTCTAATCTCTTTATGCTGGAGGTATAATGAAGGTAAGCATACATTACTATTAACATACGACGCAACGTAGGAAGCAGAGCCTCCTCTCGATAATTCACAAGTTGTACGACCGTAGGACCAACTCTCAGATACAAGTTGCTGTATAGACGAGGCGAGTTCGTCCGAGTTAAAGAATAATAACAAATGCCAATGCGGACGATATGTCCGAGGACCATATTCTGATACACCGTAAAAACGTACTTCTTCATTATATTTATCTTTTGAATGAAATCTTAAACGTTTCAAAAACTTCTGACAATCAGAAACATTACAATAAGGGATACGATTATCACAATCTTCAAAGCGTGGATATACAACACATTTACGAAGAAAGTCATACCGTCCATGACTCTTAACAATAATATCTTGATATTCAGAAGAAGTCATAGAATGAGTAAACTCAAACGGAGAGTCTTCTATAATCCTATCTTTACCATTAGGAACATGAATACGCAGGCTTCTATTGATAGATAAAAAAAGGTAATTAGAACGAGTGTCATCCAAAGGATCAATAGTTTTAAGTTCTATATAAGGAAGATAACAATCCTCATAAGAAAGCCAAACAAAATAACAATATTTGAAATTTGAAGCAATATTCATAGCTAATGCAGTATCACGATTCGACTTATTTTTAAGACACGAATAACAATGTCCACAAGGAGCATATATAACATCATTTGTGTACTTATTAAATACCTTGACAGGATGAAGGCACTCAGAAAGAAGATACTTATCTATGACTTCTTGATTAAGCATAATTATACATCTATACCGTAAGTGTCAATAGTATCAATTAATAACACAAAATCAGAAGTAAGATGTGTCTTAACGAATGAGTCAAGAGAAGACGAAGACACAACAAAAACTTTTCCTTGGTCATTAGAAGTTTTAGACTTAACAGACACAAGATATGTTCCTTCAGATTTAGGAGATAGTTTCTTTTCCATAACAAAATAATTTTAATGATTAATATCTATTTTAGTCGAATCCACAGAGGAAGTAGAAGTTTGTTCAGTTGACTGAGAACTATTGCTATTATATTTAGAAATAGACATAGACGCAGTACAAGATTGAACAGCAAGAGTGGTAATAATACCAATGATAAAAGTAGAAATCAATTTAACGATTTCAATCCATTGTTGAGATGTAATTTTCATAACTCAGAATATTTAAACGTAAGACTAACAATATCATACTTAGAAAGATAAGATTTAATCAGAGGACTCTTATTAATAAAATGAGTGGCATGAGGAATTGTAGAACCTGTAACATAATCCAACTCAAGAACTTTAGACACAATAGATTCAGACGAACACTCTCGTTTAGGGAAAAGAGTAACCACAACAGATGATATATATTTAGCCATAACAAAAGGATTAATATTATAACAACGCAAAGGAAGAAATTTATTTTTAAAACACAAAATAAAAATGAGTTTTTTTTGAGAATTACTGTCATTTATCTAATATAAGGCAAGAAGTAAGAGTTTTCGGCGGAGATTAACCGAAAACCCTTGCGGGATAAATGAAATAGGCTTTCGCCAGTATTTTTTAGGGGTATATAGGGGTGAAGTGCAGAGGAGTAGTAGAGTGCAGCGTGTTGATGAAACAGGATAAGGACAAAGCTGCACCCACACTTCGTGCGTGGTGTGCGGCTTCGCCGATATCAAGGTACTAGTCGTTAAGGGACGTTACCACGTCCAGTTACCTGAGGTCCGTTCAGGCCACGGAGGCCTACTATGCAGATACAAGGATATTCGGACAATAAGGACTTCTAGATTTCCTATTCAGACATAAATAAGAAGGAAGAGAATCATAAACATCCAAATACAATTTCGACTCTGAAAATAAAGGACCATAATGTTCGCGAATAAAATCCTTAGCTTTACGATTAAAATTAGATTTAGTACCGTAATAAGTAAATACTACCTGAGGTGAACCAAAATTAGTTTCAACCAAACAATAAAAATTCTTTTTCATAACATATTGCTTTTTGATTACAATACAAAGATAAGGATAATTATTATAACTAGCTAATCATAATGACTAATAAAAGTTAACAAAATGTTAAACTATCAATAGCGATTATAAGTCTTATTACCATACACATAAGTATTACGCGCACCAGGTTTACGAAGATTGCCTGCACTACCAATGGCATTGCCAATAGTACCAAGAGCATTAAGACCTTCAGACCAATAACGCTTATCAAATTGCCACTTAGAATTAAGAGCATCCATACGAGATTTTAATACGGAGGCAGGTACGTATTCTTTATCTCCTTCAGTAAAAGGAGAATTAATATCATAAGATGCCGCATATTCCGCATCGAGAGCTTTCATATAAGAATCAGCAGTCTCTTCAGCGATCTTGTTATTTATCTGCAATCCTTTAGCTTCGGCAGCCATAACCAGACGTTTGGTAATTTCAGACTTAGCCTGCTGGTACTTCAAATGTCCAGACGCCATAGAGTCATAATACTGGGAAGCCATTAAATCCAATTGAAGACGTTGACCTTCATCAAGATACTTGTTAAGAACTACTTTAGACTTATTATCCAACAACGTACCAAGACGCTGAGCTTGAACCAAACGACCAGACCACTCCATATTACGAAGGTTCTGTCGATCAGTTTGATATTGTAGACCAACACGAGCAAGACCCGTCATTTGAGACCATTTCTTATACTCAGGACCTAATTTCCACCAATCAACATTAGAGAGGATGCTATTTGCTTGTGCATCAAACAAAGATTTTTGACTCTGAAGACTCTGAACATTAGCATTTGTTTCCTTGGTTTGATTTGCAATCTGAAGGGCCGTAGAAAGAGAATTAGAAAGACTCGAAAAATCCTGGCGTTGCATAGACAAAGGAGGAGCAGCAGAAGCAGGAGAAGTAGAACCAGCAGACTGAGCCGTACCAGCGGATCCTCCATTCATCATCAAATAAGGATTCAATCCAGCTTCTTCCAAACGAGAACGCTGAGCAGAGGCAGAATTATACTCATTGGTACGATTCCACATATCCAGCTGAAACTGCCGAGCCTTTTCGGCTTCGGCAGCGTTAAACTCATTATTCATTTGATTGATAGCCATATTCGCCTTATTGGTTTTATTCGTAGAAACAGCATTACCAATAGTAGAAGCAACCGGGCCAACAATAGGAATAAAATCAAGAAGTCCCATAACTATTCAGATTGAGATTGAGTTTCAGAAGAAGAAGCTTCCGCAGTAGGATCTTCACTCTCAAGAGAAAGACGTTCAGCTTCTTGTTCAATATCCTTAGCTTGTTCAACAAGGTACTCACTCCAAGCCATAAGTTCCGAAGGAGACTGAAGATGACGCGACTTAACAGTATCAAGAATAGCAGCATCCGACATTTGATCCATTTGAGATTGAAGAGCACTAGACTTAGGACGACGCATATCAATCATAGATTGAACAAAACCTGTACCATACTTCTTCGCCATATCAGCAGCATGAAGAAGCATACTCACATCAGAACGAATACGAATAAACTCATCTTCATCAGTTCCAACCTTTTCAAAACGAAAGGGTTCAGTAGGCAATTCCTCTAGCACAATATCAGGCTCAGAAGAAGCACAAATAGGACACAAACAAACCTCACGAATAGGTTCACGTTTACGGTAACCAGGACCGAAACAAACATAAGATTTACATTCTTCTTTTTCTTTCATAACTTAATCAATAAGGCACACCGTCAGCAGACAATGGGCGAGTTACATAACAACCAACATTACAATTCACTAAAAGTTGATCAGTATCCCATGTGGAATCAACTTTAACCGCAAAAATATCATCAAGGGTATTCGGATTCACCTTAAAGAATGGCCAAGTAACACCTTTATAAGTAGACAAATTATTACCAAATAAAGAATATAAGAAAGAATCATCAATAGGAGCAACCCAATCTTTAAGAGTAGTAGTAAAAGCACCATGAATACGGTCGATCTTAGTCTTCCAATTATAATAACGAGGATTATAACCAAGAATCTTATCCGCAGAGTTTACATTAGAATAAAGAGCAGAATTCATTAACTCAACAGCAGGAACTGACTCCATACCAATGCTATCAAACTCAGGAATAGGAAGATCCTCAACAGAAGTAACAAGATTCTGACCGTCTACACCACTGATAGAATAATCCAAAAGAGGAGTAGCATGATATATACACATAATAATATAGTAACCTGAACCAGTATTAAAGGTCATAGAACCTTGACCAGAACCTACACCTTTACCATATATATAAGCTTCAGAAACGCACCTGAAATAGGATAATCATCTCCTGGAAGATAATTATTAATAACCTCGGAAATATCAAGATTACGGGCAACACCTCCGATATACTTAGCCATATGAGATTCAGACTGGGGAACATGCACTCCAAAATGAGCTTTAATCTGATCTCTATAATTAGCATCAACAGACTGAGTAATCTCTTTCCATTTCTGAAGAGCTTCCGCTTGACGAAGAGCAAGAACAGAGAATTTTAAATTTAAGTCCGGAGATTTTCCAAGAACAGCCCAAAGATTAGCTTGACGAGGAACAGATATAGAGTCAGGGTCCCGAGGATAAAGAGAAGTAAATTTAGAAGAAGAAGATCCTGTATTTGCAGATTCAGCCGAAGTTTGAAACTGATGAAAATCACCTCCGTCATTCACAAGATCATAAGCACCTACTGGAATCTTAGAACCAGTAGTAGCAATAGTACCAAGGTCTACTACTGCAAGATCTCCAAATTGAGAATTCGGAAGAATTCCCATAAATTTATCTTTATTCCAGTTAGCATAGCGAAGAGAGAATAAATTATCTCGCTTCCAATAATCATTTGATGCGGGAATAGAAGAAGAAAGACCAATACCAAAAAGATTACCAGAACCTTGATACCAATCAAAATTATAAGAGGTAGGATCTGCATTTTCCCATTGAGACCAACGGAAAAAATCTTGATAAATTTTCTGATAAGCAGCGAGAGGAAAAAGATTAACAGCTAAGTTGACATTATATCTCTGAGAATAAACTTTTAAGCTAGCAGCAGAAGGAGCAGCAGATGCATTCCACCAACGATTACCAGAAGTACCAATCTTATCGGTAGATTTATCGACAACGTTTCCATAATCCAACATTGATAACAATTTATGATTAACATCACCGCGATTATAACCAAAAATATTACCAAATCCAGAAACAACAGATACTTTGCCTCCTAATTGAGAGGGACTACCAGATGAAAAATACAACGAAGCTCCAAGATCACTTACAGTACAGTAAGGCAAATCTCCTTTAACAGTAAGATTAGTAAGAAGATCCTTAGACTGAATAGGAGATTTCTCTCCCATTTGAATCACAGCGGAATCAAACGACTTCCAAATAAGATCACAAGGTACAGCAAAAAAATCAAAATACTCACGAAGACGAGTGTACGCAGAAGTCTGTACAGGACGAGTGCGAGTAAAATACTCAAGATTAAATCTGTAAGTAGAATTCGGAATCGCAAAATCAGTCCACACAGGAAGCAACTCTCCAACCTTAGCTGTAAAACAGTTCTTGGCAGAGATATCATGACCTGATTTGTGAGGCCTATTCTGCAACTCTTTAAGACCAGTAAAATGAGCCATAATAAAAAAATTAAGTATTTAACAATAAACCACTGAGATCATTAAATTCCTTATGTTTAACCTTATCCACGCACGCCTGCCGATTGTTGGCGGTTAACTCTTTAAGGAATTTGTCACTCAATTCATAATCATAAGAATATGCCTTTTTAACCTCTTTAGTAGAATTCTTTACTTCATTATAAACAGACCGAGAAAATAAAAAGGAACGTTGCTCGTCACTACAATTTTCAAGAAATTCATAATAATCATGAAGCTGACGCCTAGCAAATTCATTCCAATAATTATCAGACGCTTCCATAAGATCGTAAATAGGACCTCGACGATAAACATCTACATATCCAAACAGATTCCAAAACCTAGCAGAACGAATAACCATATTGAAGAGTCTGTAAAATTTACTATAAATTTGATCATAAGTAAGACAATGCCAATACTTACGATTAGGAGCATCAAGACGGACAGTAGCAACTATAAGCTCATCATCAGAATGAACAAATCCTTTATCTTCACGGTCTAAGAAGAAATCAGTATACGCATGAGCAAGTTCAGATACAGGAGAAACAGACTTATCATAAGTTA